AGTTGCTTCTTTAATTGCCTTTTCACGCTCGGTAGCAAGTGTTGAAATTTGCTCTTCCATGCCTTTGTAGCGACCTTCAGCCTCTTCCAAACGCTTGTAGAGTTTATCTTTTTCTTGCTTGCGGATACTTTCAACTTCATCTTCAGTGAAAGTCTTCCCTTTTTGCTGCGGTGCAACTTGTTCAACCGCCTCATTAAAGGCTTCAATAGCCTCTACGGGAATAAGGATTTCATCATTACTTTGCTTTGCCATAATTTTCTCCTATGTGTTGTTTAGCAAATACTAAATTAACTTGAATTATGTAAACGTATTATTTATCTTCATCAGGGATTCGGCGTTGAGCGAATCTTGCGCCGTATGCCCTGCTAGTCATTTGGTTCATCAGTTCCATTTCTACTGGTGGGACACCAGCACCTGGAAGCACTCCGCCCCCTTGGGGACTTCCTGCACTACTAACATTAGCACCTCCAGCGGACACGTTTTCTAAGCCTCCGCCTTGAGGCAATAATCCTGTAGCCATCATTACTGCTTGACCAATTTGTGCACGGAGCATATCCAGTGCACCTTGATCAAGAGCATCATCTCGTAGTTCCTCAAAGATTTCAACCATCTTCTCATTTGGAAACTCTTCACCAAGGAGAGCCAATGCTCCACGCTTGGACTCAATACCAAGAGCCATCTTTGCTTGCACTTCATTGAGTTTAATAAGAGCATCAACTGGCAAAGGCTCAGGCCAGTGGATAGTTGTCTTATATGTGTTTGGATCATTAGGGTCAAGAACTAGAAGCATGTCTGGTTCAGGTTGAGCCGATTGAGAAGGGTCAAACGAAAGCATCTGTGGTTCAAAAATAGATGCAGTTCTAATGATAATTTCATTAAGTTTTTCAAGACCATGCGTGAAGTGAATCTTCTTCATCTGGTAACGGTTCATAAGAGGCTGGTATTGGATAGCCAAAGCAACACCTGAAGTATTAGATACTGGTTGAAATTGACCAAGGGCAGTTTCAGGAACACCAGTGATTTCGTGCATTGCTCGCTTGATCATTTGAACGTATTCAATTGCTCCAGCCATCTCACCACGAGATTCAAGGTTGAACACGTTAGCGTCTTTAGGAAGACCTGCCCAAACTTTCTTAGGACCACGCTCTAGTTGTGAAGCCTTTGCTCCAGTAATGATTGTTACAGGAGCAGCGTGGTAGTTGATGATGTCTGAAATTTCAGTCATCTTCTCGTTGAGTTCACGGTTCAATTGAATGACATCCCAGATGTCCGATTGACCCCAAGGTGATGAAGTTATTGTAATGTTCGGAATGTGAACAACTGGAACCATACCAATTGGGTTTGGGTACTGATCAATCAACTCATCATTGATAAATTGTTGTACTGATTCATCAGTCAAGATTTCAGTAAAGGTATATACCTGACGAGTACCTTCTGGTGAAGTTCCCCAAAAGCGATACTTAAGTTTGAACCTAAGAAGTCTTTCCTTATCGTGTGGGTGGTATTCAGGAAAACAATGCGCTGGGTTAAGCGGGAGAATACGAATACGACCTGGTTTTGTTAAACCAGTTGGATCGGCGTATGGTTCGTCATATGCAATTTTTACAAAGCAATCGCCTGTAACAGAAGCAAGTTGCCCCATTTGCCAAAGAAGATAATGTTTGTTGTTATGGTTATCCCATACCTCATGAAGTAGATGAGGAATAACTGCTTGGTTTTGTTCAGGAACTTTGAACTGAATACCTTTACCAAAACAAAAGTTAGTAATAAAATCAGACATAGTCTTGATGTAGTTCATCGTGACATTGCTGTCACCCATCTCACGTCGGTGAGACCAGTGGTGTCCTAGGTACCAAGCCCATGCTGATGAATACCTATTGAGTCTTGGTCCATGAACTTCAAATTCTTCATCAGCAAGTTCAACTAGTCCCAAAGGACTAATTGCAACAGTTAAATCGCTAGATGCCGCCCTATAAGACGGTGACCAAAAATCAATAGGCATCAGTTAGACCTTTTCAGCAAAGAGGTAGTAGATCAATACTACTTCTTTTTTGCAGCAGTCTTTTTTACAGGTGCTTTTACAGGTGCGGCTGCAAGTGCTTTTTGTGCCAAATTAAGCAACAAGGCTGTGTTCTTGTCACCAATCTTTGTAGAAACTACCGAAAGTACAATAGTTACTACTGGCATAACCACTGCAACTGCCTCTACGGAAACATCGTATTTGATTGCTGCATAGGTCAAAAGACCTAAAACGGCTCCCTTTAACCCTGCATCTGCATGTGCTGTTTTTAGATTATTCATGTTTTCTCCTAGTTTAGGTATACCCGATTATACAGGCTTACGGGTTTTGTTGGTTACCTCATACTCCTGTACGTATGAGTGGTATGGCGGACCCGTATACGGATCAAATCTTGCTGAGACAGTGAGGGCTTTTATTGCGTGTGTCTTTGCTTGTTGTATTGTTTGCTTCTTATTATGCGTCAAAACTTGCATTGCCCCTAAAGCGTAAGAAGAACCTGAACCGATAGCATAAACACTATTGGCTTCGGATGCCCAAGAGTAGTCCCCATCAACAATAAAGATAACACCATTAACAACTACAAGGATTGTTGATCCGTGTTCTGCAATGTGGTCTTTGTCGTCCCTATCTGGGATTGAGTACCCCTGTGTATCAAAGCATTCACGGAGTGCTGGTATAAACTTCGCCGTAAAGAACTGGTCAAGTTTCTTCCCTTTAAGGTTTGGTGGTGGTGTTGGTGGTTGGAAGACGTGATGAAGAATGTTGATGGCCCGTACATCTCCAGCAGCGCCAAGTAGATATTTTCCATTAGTTGCTACCTTGCTTGACCCTTCTCGTAAAGTTCCTATTTGCGTTGCAAATCCTGTAATGTCCATTGCTGATATTCGTGAATCTACACAGATAACCGCAAAGCCATCTCCCTGTACTCCAACGATAGTTGTCATTTCTACTCCGAAGTGTATTCTTTACCCTGATACAACGCCCAGCCATCATAGATGGGGATTACATCGTAACTAAACCGATGTGCACCGCTGTCCTCGTAGGATACTACACCCATTCCTTGTTGCCAATTTTCGTAGCGAACAAGTGGTCGTCCGTCTAGATCCACCCCACCACGAGTAGAAGGGATAGCCCCGTCAATCCGAGCAAGGCAACCAGGAGAAGCAGCCATGATGGTTCTTGGTCCATCAAAGTCTTCACGAGTTTTAAATGCTGTTTCAATTCTGTGAATGTGACCATAAATTACGCTCGTCTTTTCTGCATTGAGGTAAACGTGTGCTGTGGAGCCTGACGACTTCACACGATCACCGTGGATAATACGGAGTTTCTCATTGACCCAATAATCAGATGCGGGATACCCTGGACGGTACTCTACACCAAACTCATCCATGCGACAAAGGTATGGAACAGATAATACAGGCCAAGAGTCAGGAGTATTCCCTTTTCGGAGTCCATACGCAGCAGCAGCGTTCATTACTAGATACTTAGGCATACGCTCTTCGTGGTTTCCTGCCAACCAAATGATCTTTGCGTCAGGAGCCATTGCTCTCATTTGTGCACAGAAGAAAGTTGCACGATCAATTGCTGCTTGAGTAGTTTGTGCGTATGCAGGGTATGTAACATACTTACCCATTTCAGGAAGATCTAAGTTATCTCCAACACACGCAATAACATCAGGCTTAAGTTCTTGAATCATCTTCAAACAAATCATGATTGCTTTTTCATCATGCGTTGGTTCTAGTTGACCATCACGACCACGAAAGTAACCAAACTGAATGTCAGGGACAACTACACATGTTTTGAATGCTGAAGTTTTTTTACTTATCACCTTAATGGGTGGCAATTTGACAGCAGGACCTTGCTGTACAACAGGCCATTCAGGACCAGTCTCCCACTTAGGAGAAAGTTGTACGGTGGTAGTAGTCCTAGTTTGAACATCTCCGTTCTTATCTGGAGATAGTGCGTGGCGAATAGATACCTTTTCTACGTTACCAATCTCATCAAGATCTATATCTTTAGCAACTAGCATGTCTGCAATTGCTCCAAGCATCTTTTCTTTACGCTGTTTTATTTCTTGCTCACTTGCAAGACTTGATAGTTTTTCTTGTAGATTACTCATTTAGTTACTCCCAAATTGTTTGGTAAACATAGGCACTTACTATCAGTTCCCTCTCGGAAACACGCACGTTTTTGATTAATTGTTGCTCTTGCAATTGAAAAACCTTCATCAATTAAGGCTTGGTGTATTGCTGTATTTGATGCTGGACTCTGTAATGCGTCAAGTAATGCTGAAGCAGTTTCTGTGTCTAACATTTTATGCACTCTCCCTAATGGGCAAGGTGCATCAACAACTTTAGAAAGTTGTGTAAGGCGATTAAGTAATGTCTCTTCTTCGTTATTTTTTGACATGCTTTTTCTCCAGTTTGTGTCGTTCGTGTTTTAAAACTTCAAGCAGTCTGAACAATTCGTCGGCATCTTGTTGACCCCCAAAGACCTTACTCAGGTAATAGGTAATACTATCAATGTCTTGTACACGCATGCAACCACCTTCATCTGGTCTAGGACACAGAGCCTAGCCTACCTCAAAGTTTGTGTCAAGCAGGTTTCTGTGCCAACACATATGCTACAACAGCAGGCGTTGGAAATGGACCAGTGACAAGTCGGATATGCCAAGGCTCGCTTGGGACAACTTCCCAACTAAAACCAAAGTCTTTGATGTTGGCAATTAGCCATTTCATGCGCTTTGGTTCCGCAGCACCTGCAATATCAATTGCCAATCCGAGATTATGCATGGACTTGCCAGGTGTCGCCAGCATCGCCATACCCTTTTTCAGGTACCAGGTTTTTCCTTCAAACGTCTTCGTGCTTGTTCCTGCAACTGGTTCCAAAACGTAGCGTTGCTTAAAACCCGCCAGTTGGCTCTCGTATGTGCGATATAAATCGCCGCTGCTCGTGGGTTTAAGTTCAATTCCGTCTGCTTTTGCTTTTGCGACCATTGCGTTCCAAGCGTCTGCGGCTCGGTGGTGGAGTTTTCCTCCAGTTGAGATTGCTCTAAGCATAGATTCAGGCAATTTTCCAGGTTCAACTCCTTTAAGGTCTGGCGGCAATACTACAGGAACAATGTAATCCCAAGCAACTTTACTCATTTTTTATCCTTAACTGTTGTGTCTTTTCCGTCTACTTTATTAAAAACATCATTAATTTCTGCAAGCGTAAGTTTACCATCATCTAAGAATGACCTAGACAACCCCTCAATCACAAAAGCAACACCAGCGATACCAGCCATAAAGCAGGCTTTCCATAGGGGAACTCCAGCAATTGCTCCAGCACCAATTACACCTAACCCAGATGCAGCAAAGGTGGCAAGAATACGAAGGATGACATTAAGGATTAAGTCTTTACGCATACTATTTCTTTTCTTTATCTAGATGCCAATCAATATGCCCGTCTAGTCGCTCGCTTGTTTTTTCTGTAATGTGGGTCAAAATCTTTAACTGATGTAGAACGCCAGCATGATCTGTTCTATTCTCTTTACGCATTGTTCTGGCTTCTTTAATTAGCCAAGCAAACCCTGCCGCAAAAACTGGAATGATTGCAGCGAGAATGGTTGCCCAGCCAGTATCCATGATTTATGCTCCGAACTGCTCTGAGTTAACATGACTACGACGGTTGCGTTTAGCCATTTCAGCCGCACCTGGAATATTAAAGACTGGAGAAGAATCAGCAGTTTCACTAAATTTTGCTTGTCGTTGCAAAACATCTGGAGATGCATATTTCAAAGGAATACCACCAGGTTGCCCGACTGGAATATCAGGGCGAACAGGGCGAACAAAGTGATTCTCTGACACAGTACCAATCATTGCTTTTAACCCTGCTGTTTGTTTTACACGCAACCCACCAGTTTGACCAGCAAAACCACGAGAAACGTCATGCAAACGGGCATCGCTATCATCTGCATCATAAAGATGGAACTCTTCTTCATTACCATGCCCATCATGCATCACCCATCGCTCTGGCTTAGGGTCTTCCTCACCCAGCCATAATGCTACTTGAGTAGTAAGACCAGCATCGTGGCGTTGCTTCACACGTTTTGTAGGTGTTTGTTCACTGATACTGCCAGTAAGGTAATAGTTTGGTGGTGCATCTGCTTCAGGTTCTTTTTCACCTGGGCGAAGGACACGGTTCATTGTTTCTTTTGTGTAATTCGTATGGGTCAGCAATGGATGCTCTTTTGCAAGACCAACTGCTCCTGAGTCCGTACTTCCTTCTTCGTTAAAATCGTGAATCCAAGGACCAGCCAAAGTTGTTTTATGCCAAGGAACGTCTGTCCACATGTTGCTACGCAAAGCAGGAACCATGCCAAGATCACGAGCACTACGAGCACCCCTTCGTGATTGAATCACAGCAAGTGCTCCAGCAAACTGAGGATTGTCTGCCCAGTAACCAGACCTAGTTTGTTTTGCTCTTTCAGCAGAACCTCCAGGCATACCATAATGCCCAGACTTAGAGTTACACAATTGAGTGCAGATTGGAGTCCTACAGCCTGAGCACCCCTCAAATCTTCCGCTACTTGTAGCGTTTGATAAAGACATACCCATTTCAAGTGTTGATCTAACAAGTTCATTTGGATGACTTGCATTTTTAGCAATTTTTAAATTAGTTGATTTTGCCGTTGGGTCAGTATCACTAATCATTGCTAGGTCTTTACCACTACCTCTAGATTTTTTGTATAGATCCCAATCATCCATAACTTCTTTTGGTCTAGCAATTGCAGAACGATATTCAGATTCACTAACTGAATTGACAATATCCTGTAATGTGGGTAACTGCGGGGTTACTTTTATTCCTATAGGTTTTCTTGCCATAATCTACCCCTGATAGTCGTACTGGTCTTTGCGACCCTTGTTAACGTGGATTGAACGCCTACGCATATCTACTGCCTTAAGGAGTCGCCCTTCCTCTTCAGGTTGCACAGTGTCCTTTACATTCTTATCAAGTGCAGGACCCTGACTTGAAAAAGCAGAATCAACAGGGTCACCTTCTTGAGCAGTTGGTGTGTAGGCAAATTGAGATTCTTGTAATGTCTCCATACCGACAAGGTTTTTAGGAATGGCATACCCTGTTGGTTGAAACGTATTTACAGCACCACTACTCTTTAGGTAACTACTAAGAATAAATGGGTGTCGCCGTTCACGAACTGTTGGTGGTGGTTCGGCACGAAAAGATGCTTGAAACTCACCCAGACGACTTGGGAACATATATTGTCCCTGTGCTGACAATCCATAATTTTGGGCAATGCCTGCTGCAAGATCATCGGTTGAAGTTGAGACAGACAAAACAGAAGTATCGCTACCTACATCGCTATCTGATCCGTAATCAACAGAGGCATCACCACTGTCGGACATGATTAGTCGTTAACAACCGTCACGTTAGGGCGGTTCATATGACCACCCGAGTTGTATGAATATTCCCACTTAGGCATGTCATCGCCAGCCATTGCACCTTCAACAAACTCTGAAAGTACGGATGGGGCTTCAACCCATGATGCCGAGCCAACATGTGCTCGCTCACGCATGGTGTCTGCTGCATGCTTGTAGAACATTTCAGGGTTGTTATGGTTCATTCGCATTGGCGAAGGAGCGGTGTCCTCGTATGCGCCTTGACCAAAGTCGTTTGGAACGTCAGTGTCAGTTGCTACACCTTCTTCAAAACGCAAAGGTCCTTTATTGCCTGGAATGCTTGGAGCCATCGTGCGCTCAAACATTGATCCGTCCCGCTCTGGGAACATAGGTGATGGTGCTACTGTCATGAGTTACTCCTCATAGATAAGGGTTTCCTTAAAGAATATCACTAATTGAAGAACGGGTTCTCACCAACTTGAATAGTAGGCATAGTATCATGAACTGTCATGGCACAAGCAAGCGCTAGGGAGTCTGGGTAATCATCAAAAGCGCCCTTTTCATTAGGGGCTTCTGCCAACATATAAGGACCCCGATACACTTTTTCTAGGTCATTCATTTGCTGATTAAATCTTTTCCAGTTTCTTGTCCTACGGGCTTTAGAGTGCCCAGGAATGACTAATTGCTCTCTTTGAATTAGTTCAGTTAAATGAATCCATCTTTCGTTCTGAGCCTTAGAGTCAGAACTCATTGCTATAACTTCCCTGTCGGGCATAAGTATCTTTAGGCGCTCTGCGACTGCTCCACCCACTCCCTGAGAATCCACCCCAATTCTAAAGACATCATAGTTTCTCAGAAAGTCAATAATTTGGAAGTATTGCTGTTCCCATTCTTCGTTGTTTATTTCTAGCCAATTAAGAATACGGTGTTCGTAAAAGCCAAAAGGATCGGCATGATCCCAATCCACCCAAACTACTGTGACAACAGTAGAGTCATTAGATCGGGCAACGTCAATACCAACTACTACAGGTGTTCTCCACCACTGCTTGACCATAGGCATGGATGAGTCGTACAGCCGCTCCATACGCTCCTCAGTAACAAACATACCCTTTTCAAGCATCCAACGATTGCAATAGGACATTTGGAACTCATCAGAGTCTTCACCAATACGAAGTTTTTCTTTAGATATAAACTTCCCGTAGTTGGAGTTATATTTGGAAGCAACACGATGGTCGTATTCAAAGTGGCACTCTCTAATGCCCTTCTTACTTTGAGTTGTCCTTCTTTTGTTGTACTGAATCATCTTGTAGAAATAGGATTTAGTTCTAGATGCAGTTCCAGTAAGCATGATGCTTCCGTTATTAAACGCCAACATAGGCTTGATTGACTTGGTAATCATAAACTCATCGGCTTCTTGAGCCTCGTCAATAAGTACGAAGTGGTAGGTCTTAGATTCAATTTTTGCTTTTGGGTTACAAGTCTGCATTCGGCAAAGTGAGCCAGAGCGCTTCATCGTGATGATCTTTCCCTTACCACGAGTACCACCAGATGCTGCTTTGTCATCAATCTCTGGATCAAGTAAGAAACTCATTGCGTGGTCACTGGTTAGGCGATTAACAATACGCCCAAAGACCGTATCGGCTTGATCTTCGGTAGGCGCAAATACTCCAACCCAAAATCCCTTGTCAAACTTAGATAACCACGTTGGGTAGACCTTGGCAAGTTTAGGAAGGATAACCATTTGCGCTGCAAGCACATTAGAAAGCACTTCTGATTTACCACTTTGACGAGTTGCGATAAGCGTAATTTCTTCACCGTCACCAAGAACTATGGATTCAATAATTCGGTAAGCAATAGGTATCTGATACGGAAAGAACTCAACATCACAAAATTGTTCAGTAAATAATACTAATTTGGTAACTAACTGGTCTACAAATTCAGCAGAGGTCTCGTCAAGTTCCTCGCCTATATCCTCGGGTAGTAACTCAGATTCTTCGTCAGTTAGTGCTTCAGCCATACTTAATAGGCTACACCATCCCCAAAATCAAACTGTAGTTGATTTGGGTTGGGCAACTTTGGCTGGTATATGGCTTTCATTTCTGCCAGTTCATCAGCAAGGTTCTCTACTTGTAAGATAAAATCGTACATGTCTTCAGTGTTTGCTACTAGTTGATAATCTATTCTTTTTAATAGTCCATTATGTGGAAACGCATTAATCTTGTTGGCTATGTTTCTAGCAAGGATAATTGTCCTATCCATTTTCATTTCTTCGGGCATTCTCATTTTGTAACCCTGCTTTCTAGTTCGGTCCAAATTACCTGTAATGCCTCCACACAATCACGTACATCACTGGATGGAGAACTTTTGTATCGCCAACCATCAAAGGATGACCCAAGAGACATGATGGTGGTATCCATCCAGGTGTAAAGCGATGGTGTATCTAGGCGAGATGCTCGCTGTTGCGCCTTGCTTAATGGTTGATCTTTAAGACTTTTTGTACTCTTTTTAAAAAAACCTATCTCCATATTGATATCTCCGCCGTAGTTGTGTCTAGTATTCGCCCCTCAACTGCCATGAGGATACCATCCATTTCATCCTTCACCTCATGTTTTGCACAAAAACCAAATTGGAATATGAATTTTCCAAACTTGATCTGTGGACCCTTTCCTGTTCTCCAGTAACCACCAAGTTCTTTAGTCCAGCCAATACACATGCGTGGTGTATGGCTTGTAGCGGTGTCTCTAACTATCCAGTAAAAACGACCAAATCCGTGAACAATATTTAAACGCATGCTTGCAGTCTAGTCAGACTTTAAGAACCCCAGTCAAACGGAAGTTGCATATTATTTTTATCTTGTTTTTCAATTTTGGGAAATGTAGGGTCTGTTGCTTGTTGTTGACTAAATGCTCCGTGTTGAAACTTTGCACCAAGTGGTGTTGCTGCTGGTTGGGAGAAGTGTTTAGCATCCCCTTTAACATACCCCCCACTCATTCCTCCAGTATTAAAAGTCTTACCTTTGGAAAGTGCCTCATAGAAACCTATGGCTTGATATACAGGGACATTATTAAATACATACTGTGTTGGGTTTTTTCTTTTTGCTTTTCCACGAAAATCCATATAAATGTCACCAGTAAGCGTGTCTGGATTAAAGAAGTATTGGACAAATGTAAAACGAGTACTATCCTGCCCGTTAGTGTTCTCCCCCAACATTGAGTCGGTAGCATTATCTATTCCCCCAGTTGAAGCCACCCAAGGATCAAAGTTTTCTTCTTTATTAAAGAGTGCTTCTTTTGTTTTATCGTCAGCATAGACAAAAGCCTGTAATGAGTCCTGAATGCGGGCTTTCCCTGCGCTACCTAGTCCTCGTGCTTTTGCCATGCCCTAATTATAGATCAAGGCTTATTGGTGCATTTAAGCGCTAACTGCCAGTAATACTTGCCGACTACAGGCCAGGTAATTTGGTTCTCTTCGTCAAACCATGTCTTCCCACCTGGATCGTTAGGGATTACATCAAACACATTGACAATGTTATTAAACTCTAATGAGTTCAGTAACTTCTCAACTCGTGTTTCATGACAATTCCAATGATGGTGAGCACCATCCCACCATTCCAAACCAGGAACATGTGTATCAGGAACGTCTAAATGTTCCATAACTGACTCCACCAACCACCACGGTTCTTGCCCGTCTTTCCATCGCTTAATAGTTTTGTGCACATCTGGACCAACAATAAGCATTGGTGCATTGGGTTTAGCAATGCGTTGCATATCTTTAAGGAAAGTAGAAACTTCTAGCCAAGGGATGTGTTCCAACACATGTCCCATGTATATGGCATCAAAGTAATTGTCTTCAAATGGGTATGGTTGATTAGGAGTTACTTTGACATCTGGTCTAGTGTCCTCTGTTTCCCATGTGTCGGCGTTTACCCAACCTTCTGCGTAGTGTGTTCCACAACCAACATTTAAAAGTTTCACTAAACAGTTCCTCCGTCAATTGGGAAGTACCAACCACCACCATGTGGTAAAGCAGTAGGCATATCTTCTCTGTGGTTAACTCCTGAGTAATGTGCAATTAGCGATTTACGCACCATTCCACTAACATTTGGTTCAGAACCACGATGTACTAAGCGACCATGCCAAAAAAGAACATCACCACGTTTTGGAAGGTATGTAACAACTTCCGCATTACGTGTCTCAATTTCTTTTTCAAATAGTGGAGTTAAAATGCGCTCACTATATTTAGGCCAACGATGATCTTGTTCTTCTGGTTTTAGTGCTGCAAGAATCTTTTCTTGTGTAACAACAGGCCAACGATGTGACCCACGCACAAATTGAAAGGGACCAGAATCAGGATGTATATCTTCTAGAGCAATCCAAATAGCAGCGTAGTAGTCACCAACGTGTTTAGGGTTGAGGTAAGTGTCTTGGTGCCAATTACGGCGAGTAGTAACCCAACCAGTTAGGTTTAAATGAACAGCCGCTGGTTCACCAATCAAACGCTCTAGCGTGTCATTAATGTTGTGATGTGTCAAAATATTCATTACTTCTGGGTGACGACGGTAAGGAGTGCAATCAGGCCAACCACCAGGTCGTTCTTCATTATGTTCAACCCAACACTGCTCGTAAGCAACTAGCAGGTCTTCTGGAAGAAAGCCCTTTTTAATAACAAACCCATCATCATTCCAATCGGCTGCACTGGGTACTGGAGCAGGAACCGTAAGGTCTTCTAAAGTAATCATAACTTGGCAATCTGTGTCATTACGTCATTCCAATCTGATCCACGAACTTCCATTGAAAACACATCTCTTACAATTTCATAGTTTAGCATTGCCTCATCTTTTCGCATCTGTGGATTAATGAGTTCCCCAATATGGTACTCCCACTCTTCCGCAGTTCTTGCAATTCTACCCACACCTTTACTTGCTAGGTATTCGTACTCTGGTGAAGGTGATGAAATAAAAGGAACACCCGACCCTGCGTACTCTAAACCTTTAATAAAAGATTTTGCATTATTAAACGGAACAGAACTTAAAGGAACTATACCTATATTAATTGGTACAAATATCTTAGGGTAATCCAAAATTGGAACTAATGGCATAACCGTGCATATGTCTCTTGCAACGCCTAGTTGCTCATGTGCGAATGGGGCATTAGGGGTATGTCCTGAATGATGAAATTTAAGATTATGTTTCTTAAATATGTTTTTCATAAATGGGCGCAGTTGCTCTAGATCACCAGACCTCCAAGGAGTTGCCCCAACCCACCCGACTACTGGTTTATGTTTAGCATTGTCTGTTCGCATTTTCCAGCGTTCCATGTCTAACCCATTACGAACTAAGAATACATTTTTACGCTTTGCTGCATAATAATCGTGTAGAAATGGGGTAGAAGTAATAACAGCGTCTGCTTCCATAATCATTTGGAAGTAGTGATCCCTATTATTTTCTTCATTTCTTTTAGGATCAGTAGCATCAAAAGCACGATTATTGGGATCAAGTCCTTCAAAAAAGTCATCAATATCAACAACTATCTTCTGCCCTTTAGCCTGTGCTTCACGTACATGTTGAGCAATGCTCTTACGCATTATTAGTTTAAATACCAGAATATCCCAACCGTGTATGGCTTGATCTTCATTTAGTAATTGCCCATACCCGTACTCGTCGCTCCAGCGAGGGAATCCCATCCCCACCTTCCAGCCAAACTTCTCTAATTCACGCATGGGCAATAAGCATCGGTACCATGCACAGCCATTTGGTTGTAAAGGTTTTGTTCCAGTTGCCCAGTCGTATGTTAAGAAACTAATCGTTTTTGTAGCCATTCTAACCTTCTACTCGTTGTCGTCGTCCTTACCAATAAGTCCACCGAAGTGTAGCGCAATACCTACGATAGTAATCCACACACCCATTTTTCGGGTATCTCCTGACAAGGTAATCAATACTAGTCCAGTACCAGCCAAAGTCCAAGTCAATGCATGAAATTCATTCCAAAGTTTCTTCATAACGCTCCTTAAAGCCGTGCTTAGTACTTACGCTGCTGGGATACCAAAAGGTGGTTTTCGTTCGTCTAGGAGGCTCCTACAGGCCTCTGAGAGGACCATCAGATAACTCTACGAGATACGACTGGTGCGGGTAGTATAAAGGATACAGTAACTACGCCGATGATAACTCTGCGACCACTGACAGGTATCCCTGATCCAATTGCGGTATAGGTGTCAAAGACACCCTCGTAGACATTTAATTCTTCCTCAAAAGATTCCTTAACGGCTTTAGGGGCATCCTGCACAGCATCAACAATGGCAAGACCATTTTCTGGGGTTACTGCCGAAGCCACGATTGCGTCAAAGACTTCAGCCGCTTGCTCTCCTGAAACGCTTTCCAACACTTTGGCGCTCGTAGCGAGTTCGGTGGCTTGTCCTTCGCTTACTCCGCCTTCTTGAGAAATGACCAAATCCACCACTTGAGCAACTTGATCGTTTGTAATGGTGTCGTTTTCAAGAATATTCACCACTTCCTCAAACTTGCTGTCCGACAGTTCTGGGGTCAAAATGGCATCAAAGGTTTGTGTCAAAACCTCATCAGACACTTCTTCGTCAAAAATGGCATTGATTACCGTTGCAAACTCGTTGTCATCAAGTGGGCTGTCAAGAATCTGGGCAGCAAGGGCAACCGTTTCCGCATCAGACAAGTCACCGTCAAATGCAGCCGTAAAGACCGCTTCTAGTTCTGCTGGTGAAAGGTCGGAATCCAGCATGTTATCAACAATTGCGCCCATCTCTTCTACGCTTGCTTCTTCACTAAAGACGGTGTCCATCACAATTGTAAGTTCTTCGTCCGAAAGATTAGAACTCAGCAAAGAAACTAAGACTTCAGACACTTGCTCGGTATCAGTCGTATCGGCAAGTACGGCATCCATTACGGTAGAAAACTGTTCCGTTGAGAGGTCGGCGCTTAATATGTCATCAAGTGCAGCCGTTATCTCTTCGGTAGAAGCGTCAGGGGTAAAGGTGTCCTCAAGGATATTCGTTAATACCGCATCCGATATAACCTCACCGACAAACGGTAGCGTTTCGTCTGTATCAACGGTAGTATCTGGGTATGTTATATCTGGTGTTAAATCTGTTGTCTCTGTCGGTATCACTTCTGGGATTATTGCTGGTATTTCTTCAGGAAGCGTCGTTACTGTGGGTACTTCTATCTGTTCTAGCACTGTTGTCCCCGTTGGTACTTCTGGGACCACCAAGTCGGGAACAGTAATTGTCGGTATTTCTAGTGTTGTTGACGTGGTCGTTGATTCTTCTGGCAATGTTGTTTGGAGTACGGAAGAGGTAGATGAGTTTTCAGGGATAGTGGTATCCGCTGGAATAGTGGTATCTGGTGGGATAGTAGTAGTATCTGGTGGGATAGTAGTAGTATCTGGTGGAACTGTGGTAGTTGGTGCAGCAATACCGTTCCATAGGGATAAATTGCTAATTGTGAGATGACCAGGTTGACAGCAGGTATCTATTGAGTATTGGCGAAATGTAAAGATGTCGCCTTCTTCAACAGGCACAGACAAGGTTCCCGATGAAGTGTTGACTTGTGTAATCAGGGTATAAACCCCATTGATACCATATTGTGGTGGGTCATAAACCCAACCGTCATTCGTTTGATATGACCAAGTAAAATCAAGGGTTGCTAGATCATCAGGGATTGTGGTTTCAATTTTGACCCAATGCGCTCCCCCACAAGGTGATCCTTGCGGTGCTAATTGGTTATCAGGACCATGTAAAGTTATGGCGTTGTCTACGACTTCAATGTAACCACCACAGTTTTGTGATTGGCTGTATGTCCACTCACCAAGTACGTCGGCCTTAACAGATGTAGTAAGAGGAGTAATCCAAGCAAATATTGCTACTGGAAGGTAGATCCAGAATCCCTTACGAAGTTTAGGTCTATTCACACATAGATTATAGTTTAAAAGTAATGCTCAAGATACTTACGGTGGTTAGCACTAACTAATGAAAGACAGTGCAATATCTCTTTTTTGCTTTAGTATCTTCCACCTAAAACTATAAGCCTGTTTCCCATTAACATGATTACTAGGAATCAAATCCAAAGCATCTTCGTAATTGTCCAAGGAGTGGTTTCCTTGAATTTGCATACTTGAAATCGTTTGAAAGAATTCATTGTTAGCAGACTCAATATCCATTTGAATTTCATCATCAAGATTGCCGTATTCTGGGTAACAGGACATCAGACCTGCTAAAGACATATGAGCCATTTTTTGTTTGACAAAATTAAGCAACTCTTGGTTTGTCTCAACAACACCAGCAGGTCGCCTGCGAGCATCTGTATTGCCTTTTAGGTATTCAGCAACTTGCATATCTACTTGATCTGCAACCAATGACTTATCAAAACCTATTTGTTTAAGAAATTCTTTAGCATCCAAAGCAATCGGGTCTTTACCCTTAAATGGAGCATTGGCTAATGCAGCCCATTCAGTTATCAAACGAAACATCTCGGATAAGGTTGCGGTACAACCAGGGATAGGGTCGCCATTTATCCAATGATCTTTTATGAGTTCAACCCGTTTAAGATAAGTATAAACGAGGCTTGATACCCCATTTATGTTGATTATAGGTTCATAAACGATAATGTCGTCTAGTTCAAAAACATCGTAATAAGGTTTTTCACCTTCGGTCAAATAGCGCTCAACACCGTAAAAAGTGTTGTCACAACGCCAACTATTAACGTCCGTGTATATGGGCTTAGAGTTCATAAAGAGAAAAATGCCCCTATCCGAATAATCCAAACCTGGATTCCAATATGGAATTATTCGCTCAAAAGGCAATAAACTGACATATTCCTCTTTGTCACCACATATGGCAACAAGGCTATGCACTGTTTGAAAATCCCAATATAACCAAAATGCTATAAGCAGTTTTCCATCGGGCATACGATGCAAGTCATAGAAAGTAAATTCTTCATCACCTGCTGGTGTCCTACGAAACAATTTCAAGGAATCATCCGTAATACTGTCAAGCATATAAAATAATTTACGATCTTTTAGATTGTTTGTATTATAGTTTTTTGTTTCCATAATTTACCCTATGGTCCGTAGTAAGTGAAGTATACAATACCAACAACGCCTGGTTGACCGACCTGAAAAGCACCCATCCCACCAGCACCACCAGCGCCAATATTGTATGGGGAGCCGTTTGCTCCTTGAGTAGCATTACTACCACCACCACCACCGCCAGCATTTCCCCAAAAACCATTTCCAGGACCACCATTACCAGAAACTGCATTAGTGGATGGCGCTGAACCATTGCCGCCATTGCCATCATTACCTGCTCCACCACCCGATGCTTTGTAAGTGGTCTTGCCAGCGTAATAGAAAGCAGTAGTACCACCTGTATATGCAGGGTTATCTCCGTAACCAACATTGCCACCTGGACCGTCAACAGTACCACCGCCACCGCCACCAGCCGCAATTTGAACAAACTGCGGTCCGCTAAAGAAACAGGCACCACCAGGTGCACCAGGACTCAGTGCTGGATCGTAGGTACCAGTGGTGTACGTTGTATTGTAACCACCAGCGCCAGGGTAACCAACATTAATGGTCAATGCGCCATCGGCTGCCAAAAACGCAACATTGGTTCTAGTAACAAGACCACCAGCGCCGCCTCCAGAGCCAGCCCAAGCACCTCCTCCACCTGAACCAATTAGATAAACTTCAGGCAATGGATGAGGATATGTACCACCAACAGTGGGAACTGTAAAATAGTGAGTTCCAGGAGTTCGCTCATTGTATTCTTTTTTGCCCCAACTTCGGAATGAAGTAACACCAGAGGTCGTAGTACCATTAGCATTTACCGCTACAACACGAACATAAAACAAATACCCATTACCATTAAGTGCTGTGTTTTTTGGAAGAGTAGGGTAAGCAGACTTTGCCGCAGATTGGGTAGTGACAGTACCAGCGTATACTTGAGTATAATCTCCAGGAGAATTAAAGGTATTTGTTGTATTGTATTGGAAATAAACTTCCGTGCTTGTACCATTAGCGCTTATAGTTGCGTTAAGGGTTGCTATACTTTCAGTAAAGTTAGTTACTGCATTAATTGTGGCTGAAGGTGCAGACAGCGTAGTAAATGTGACAGCAGTTGAAGCGGGACCTGGACCAACACTATTTACTGCCCTTAGATAAATGCTGTATGCAACATAAGGTGACAAACTGCCAATAGTCACAGGGCTAACAGCATCAGCAGGACTTAACGCAGTCCAAGACGAGTTATTAAACGAATACTCGTAGTTTGTTATTGCTGAAGTACCTACGTCTGTTGGTGCAGTGAACGAAATAGCAACAGACGTAGTGGATGGTGCGGCACTAAGGGAAGTTGGAGCAGTCTTAGGTACAGACAGTGTCGTAAATGAAGTAATACCAGAGGTAGCAATTCCCACAGAGTTGGTTGCTTTAAACTGTACATAATAAGTAACCCCGTTACTTAAGCCTGTAGCATTGTATGTACATAGAGTGTCAGTTGCTCCTGATGCAATGGTTGCGTTAGTAGAGGCAGTAAACCACGCTGAGTTCCCCGAAGCAAACGTAGAAGAAGTAGAGTACTGAAACTGAACAGTCGTGATGTTAGTGCCACCCGTAGTGTTTACAGTACCTCTCAAAACAGCAGTGGTTTGATCGTAAGTAACGACAGAAGCAATTGTGACAGTAGGCGTATCTAGCGCTACGGGGGAGTATACAAAACTCTCAATGGGTACGCTTACGGCATTAACAACAATTCCGTGCTTTGTTGCCCTTGTTGGGGCAGTAGGTGTTTGTTGTATTTGGACAACATCATCACTTGCTTTTTTTGCGGTAGCCGTTATTTTACCAGCACTATTAGTAACTACTTGGATGTATTGAATACCAGCAGAAGTGTCTCCTATAGCAACACTACCCATTTCTGAAACAACACCGTTAGCAGATTTTAGTAATTTTAGATTGGTTGAAATAACAACAGCCGCCCACCAATTATCAGAATCCTCTACCCAAAAAGAAGTTCCCCATCCAACGCTAGTTCCACCACCATCAGCACGGATAGTCACACTGTTGGTGTTTGCTGAAAAGGTTGCGAGTGCATATGTTGTCGGCGTAGTGAGAGCCACAGCCTTATTACTTTGAAGTCCCCACGTATCCCTGATATTGCTCCATCTAGGATTTAGGGAAGTTCCACCAGTACCCGTAAACTCATCCGTAAATGCTGGGTTAACGCCAGGATTTGAGGCAACGATGCCAGTAAGCATAATTAACTCGTGATGTTTCCGATAAGTACCCAAGTGTTGGCTGCATACTTAATCAAGGTAGCGGCTGCATACTGACCATTAAGTTTTAATTTGCCACTTTCCGAATGGAGCGTTGCATTCCCCGCAGCAATGCTTACTATGTTTCCCGTTGGACTAGTCTGTAAAAGATCTACACGGTCACCAATAGCAAAGTTTGCTTCAGAATCATTTGGTACAGTAATTTCAAGCGCACCAGAAACGCCGATAGTTAGAACTTTACCCAAATCATCAATGTCAAGGATTCTCCCAGCAGATACAGCAGCAACCTGTGAGTTAAACCCAGTAAGGTTTCTACTAGCGGAATTTTCAGAAAGGCGAGAAATCACGAAATCTCTGCCCCAAACAATGAGAACGAGAAGTTAGCAGTTGAGGCATAGACAGTAACTACGTCAGTAGCCGCCAGGGTAAGACCAACACTAAGAGTTACCGTGTCCTTTGCTCCGATGTTGGCATCGTAAATTACATAGTGCTGATTAGCAAGTGATGCCCCAGCAGGGCGCACAGCCACTCGGTAAGTAGCCGCAGTAGTTCCTCGGTTACATACAGAAAGGGTTGATGCCACTACTGATTTTCCAGCACCAATTGTCAAAATATCCGTAGCAGTAGTTGCTGACGGGGCAGATTGGGCTAATACTTTATATGCTTGGGCCACGGGCGCTCCTTAGAAGTCTGTAATGCCCTAGTTTACACTACCTTGTATAGGGAACTTTTTAGCCTATGTATTATTAGCATTATAAAGCCTATCCCAAATGGGCACATTAGTTAAACCACCAGAAATGCTTGAGGATTGAAAGAGATGCCAGAACAACCCACAATACATTAAAAAGAATGATTGTTGGTAATGTCTTTTTCGTAGATGTCCAAATAAGAGCAACGCTGGAAATGATGGCAAAGATGTAGAGCCACCAGAACTGCTTGCCAAGCAATAAGCCAGGAAAGATGATTGCAATCTTGGTGGCAAATCCCCAAGCCTCTACGGTATTGACTCTTGTCCAGTACTCTTTACTGGACATTGTCTTAACGGCTGTAACGATCTTACTAAGAAACATTCATACTCCCTAAAGCAGCATTAAGTTTTTCCTCAAAGGTCAAGGTTGGGTACTTGTTAACCACAGTCACAATCCACTGTTTAAACTCAGCAGAGATAGCAGGATGTGCTGGAATCAACCGATAGTTTGCTTGTCCTTTTAAGAACATTGCTAAAGGCATGTCTGGCATAGCATCAATCTCGTCTAAGACGGCTTGAGGAATTTCAAGCAGGTCAATTGCCATTTTTGAGTAAATTGCCATTGGGTGATCACTATTAAATGGTTCTTCAACCATAAAAGACCATTCACGCATGTTTTTAAACAGTTGGTAGATGGTGCACCCATACCACATAGCACTTGGAGTAGGGCTTTTTTCCAAATCAGGAGTCCCTGGACTACCATCTTTACCTAGTGCTTTAACTTGAACGTAATCAATAAAGAAATGTGGTACTACAGAAATAATGTGCCCCCATTTTTCAAATAAAGTCACTTTCATCTCAAAGTCATCAAAACCCGATTTGTGTGCTACGTCCCAAGTTTGATTTGCGTAAGGTGTTCCCAGAACAGGACTAAGGCTGCCATATGAGAGGTTTTCGCAGCGGTCTCCTCGGGGCGCATTACGCCCTTCTTCAGTAAACTCACATTTCAAAAGAATAAAAAGTAATGGATTTTCTGATGGCACAGAGTCCAACAGTAGGTTATCCCAACCTAAGTCTTCTATTGTCATGTTGTCTCCTTGAGTTGCTTCTCTACTATTTGTAATTTATGACAGTGACTACTGAGGTTATTTTGAAAAACCATATTTGGTTCATTATATGCAGAAAAGCCTACATCAAGCGTTTCTGGATCTTTCCCCATCTCTATGCACATTCTGAAAAGTTCATCCAAGATAGATTGGCGAATTGCTTCTAATTCACTTTTTCTTGTCACGAGACCACCACCTACGCTTATTGTCTTCTTTCAACCGAGCATCTACTCGTATTCTTTCTTTCCTATACGTGGCACCCGTTTCTTTAGGGGAAATAAACCCTGATCCAAATCCAGTACTTGCATAATACTTAAACTCTGACTCATCATTAAATAAAACTTTTGTAAAGTCCGAATCCCTCTTGAATGGGATAAGTTGGGCAATCGGGGTGTTGTACTTCAGCGCAAATGGTCTATCTCCCGTTAGATTTAAAACAATATTTATTGCGTGGTAAAAGTCTGTGTGCACAATTGCTGGAACTACAGTGTAGTCTTCGCTAGGTTCCCAGTAGCAAGGAAGTATTAGCGTTGACCATCCTGGAGCAGTCTCCATTCTCCACGGATTAACTAATTTTGGATACTGTCCTGTTTCAATTTTTCGTACACCCGTCATAGGACAGGTACCAGTAGATTCATGACTAAATCCCGACACCACCCCAATTGGTATTGTCTGCCCACTGACTACCGCTGAAGGGTAAAAATCATCTGATCCATTTTCCCACGTACCATTACCATCTGGGCGAAAACGATAATTTGTCCACAAGGGAAGAGTCACACCAGCCGCAAGAAGGTCAATGGTTCCAACACATTTCCGTAAGGCCGCTCCCTCTTTAGTAACACGCTTGAACCAGTTTGGCAAGTTTGCCGTGCTATTTGCAAAAGGAGCCGCCGACATCAACCTATTGTCTGTCGGGGTAAACCGTATTTCCCCTGGCTTTACTTTGCTTCTTTTACCCATTTTAGTTCCACTCCTCGTCTATCAGTTTGATTTCCCGCAATGCTTGAGCATGGTCAACTAAAGTATGGTCGTGTCTTTGGTGTTTATACTCACTTACTTGTTTGTCTATAGACTCACGCAAATGAAGCGACTCAATCGCCCTCGTGCAAGCATCCACGCTAATAATTCCCTGCCCTTGCCCTACGTGGGCTAAGTGTGGAGCACCAAACATTTCTCCGTTATTATTAGCAAAATCATACCTACTAGGTGAGCGTTCAGACCACACATCAATTAATTCTTGCAATTCCGAGTTAACGGGCATACGAGACATTTCCTGCCAAAACTTTGAATCTTGCCTATCGCTATAGTAGTGCAGCCGTATCATTGTCAAAATATTACGCATTAGTGCATCTGAACCTTTATTGTAATGTTTCTGAGAAGCGGTATGCGAAGGAAGGTATGACGCAAGATACTGAATAGAATTTCTTACTTGCTGAATTGTAGAACCAATACTGGTTGCTTCTAGTGGTTCCACAAAGGAAGAAGCCAAACCAACAGCAATACAATTCTTTTGCCAAGGCTCTTTAAGGTGACCAGCATCAAACTTGATCACTCGTGGGTCGTCAGGTAGTTTGTACCCTGACATTTGTTCCGCTTCCCGAACAGCCTCGTCTACCGAAATAAATGCATCACAAAATACATAGCCATTACCCCTGCGTTCCTGCGTAGGAATTTCCCACATCCAACCAGAAGACGCTGCACGAGCACGGGTATACGGACGAATTTGTCCGTTTGGGTCACTTTCTGTTGGAAAAGGAATGGCTGAGTTGCAAAGCAAAAACTCACTAAAAGAATTCCACTCCACATTGCCAACTTCATTCATTAGCACTTTATTAAAACCAGATGCATCAAACCAAAAATCAGCCTCTAATACATCGCCTTGTTGAGTACGTACTGAACTAATGAGTCCGTCTTCGTCTTTTGTAACAGACTCAAATTCTCCATCAATAAACTTGATGTGTCTTTTAAAAGCCAACTTTGTAAAGTACTCATTGAGTTTAACGGTGTCAAAATGAAACTGGTTGGTGTTCTTATGCAAATTGTCTTTACTGATTTTGTTTTGCACCAGACCGACACTACCTGTTTGGCTTGTCAGTGTTTTTCCAGATTCAATAATTCCCATATATGTCGCAAAGAGGCCATGACAAAAGATGTCATCAACCTGACCTACACTGTGGAAATAATCTTTTGTATGTGTTGTCCAGTTTTCATAACGAATTCCGTACTTATGGGTAGCCAATGTCTCTACCAACATCTCCTCAAGAGGGATGTCAATTAGTTCCATAAACTGTCTCCAGTGTTCTGTAGAACCTTCACCAACCCCAATAATACCTATTTTAGAAGACGATAAAACTGTTATTCCACACACAGGAAAAGCCTTACGTAAAATTAGTGCAGTTATTAACCCTGCTGTGCCTGAACCTACTATGCCAAAGTTTTGTATACGGTCTTTCATTATTCTCCTATCAGTGGTACCAAGTAACAAGTGAGTGCTTTACACCCTTAGTCACAGGGTGTGCAATATGCAAATACGGGAAGTTTGATGGGAACATCAGAACCCTTCCGCATATTGCCTCAACAGTAACATCAAATTGTGGAAACTCTAGTTGACCACCCCCTTCTGGGGTAGACAAAAATGACACCATACTGTAGATCCTACGGTTATCAGGACCGTGGTCAGAGTGGGGTTTGTATTCAGATTGTTCTAAATACTTTAAAAGAGAATACGCTTCATGCACGGCAGTCGGAATTAAATATTCATGCCTGTAGTCTTCTGAGACTTCTTCAATAGGGTTGCGAATTGTTTCTGTAAAAAACTTTGACAATTCAGTTTCTGGATATGGCTTCATCAGTGGGATGAGAGAACAATTTAAAGAAGTTCTATGCGATGTTGTTTTGTTATTCCCTACAGTAGAACCATCCCATGATAATTCTGACCATTCGGAATCTATTTCTTTTTCTAGGCTTTGCAAAAATTGACTTGCATTATCCTCGGTAAAAACGTCTTCGTAAAGGGAGATGCACGTCCCTAGTTTTGTAAGTTTCATGTTACCGTAAACTCTCCCTCGTAGTAGACCTTACTATTATTATCAACAATTCTAAACTTATGCAAACCTAGCATATGGTATCGTGAACGAAACATAAGCGAATTCTTTGTTCTTACCATCGGCTTTATACTTTGAGAAGAAGAGTTTAAATCCGTTACTTCCAGGTGGGTATCCTTTGGGAAGTCTATGAATTCGTTTGTAACGTCCAGCCTGTGTATAAAGCCTGCCTTTACTTCATCCATACAGTCGGAAAATTCATCTTCTGGAAAAGACTTTATACAGATTTTATCAATACCATCTTCTATGCGAATTGATAATTGGTATTCTTTTGACAGTTTAATTGCCTCATCTGGCATAGCCCCCATACTAGATGGGACGCACACAAACCGTTTCATCCAGCCTCGGTTAATTTGCTTTCAATTAGTTCCACACTCCCAAGAAGAGTTTCTAGTCTCTGCTGTTCTCCTATGAGAACTTCAGACATAGTATAGTTTTCTGGGTCAAAAGTATCTGGGTCAATACCTGAACGAAGAAGCAAGTGAAAAACTTCTGACTTAACATTTGTCAAACTGTTTTCCAGTATGGATTTCTTTTGTTGTGCGCTTAGACCGTAGTCCATGTTTGTCTCCTCTATGAGTTAATGAGTAAGTATGCCGAGCCAGTGGTAGCACCAACAGTACCATATGACCCTGCTGTTGTATCGTACACAATTGTATTAGCGACTGCGTCTGATACTACCAATATTGCGCCACCACCGCCACCACCGCCAGCATCACCTGTTGCTCCCGTAGAACCAGCAGTGCCAGGAGTACCAGGAGTACCGTTTGGGGCAGTTCGTGCTGGTGCACCTGCTCCTGTATTTACACCATCATTGTGTCCGCCAGCCCCACCTGGATAGTGTGCAGAAGCATCTGGGTTACCGTGGTGGTGGGGGTGGTGATGGTAGTCAGCATGAGAAGTAGGCAGAGTAGGTGCATGCGTGTGTGTATGGCCTGGGTGTCCATAATGAAAATGGGTGTGCCCGTCATGCCCACCAAAAGACCCATGATAATACAGGGTGTGGTGGTGTGCGTTTCCTGATGCTTCATGACCTGATGCATGTGTATTTGGTTTTTTATGGTCATGGAGCGGATAATGCACCCAGTGACCATCACCGTTGTAATGGGGTCTCCATGCATGCCAGTAGTGCCCATCCCAGTGATGGGCACCACCATGTGGACCATCGTTGTGTGGGTGATGGCTGTGTCCGCTGGTATGCCAGTGGTCACCTTCACGGTTATTACCCTTGTTGTGGAAATGGGGTTTTGTTGCGTGAAAATGACCATCAGAATGTCGTGTTGTATGACTGGTGTAGTTATGCGTTCTAGGGGCATGGCTTACATGGGGGGCAACATGGTGGTGGTCTGTGCGACTAGGTGCAGGCTGTCCATAAATATGACCATTTGCTCCTTTGGGCACGTGTTCACCAGTTCCACCTGCTCCACCTGCTCCACCAGGGCTTCCAGGGCTTCCAGCAGAACCAGCAGAACCATGACTACCAACAGACATGACTTTTCCCGCTCCTAGAATTGTTTTAGCAACCACAAGAACTACTCCACCTCCATTTCCTGCTGCCCCACCTGCCCCACCTGCCCCACCTGTACCCGCTGTACCCGCTGTACCCGCTGTACCACCTGCGGCGGTAGGGTTGGCTGAACCATCTGGTGCAGGGCCGCCCTTTCCTCCAGGCGCAAGGACCGTAGTTGCACTAGGGGCATATCCACCATTACCGCCAATTCCTCCTGCTTTGCCAGGCCATGACGCTGGGGTCGTACTTGGTGTTCCTGCTGTTCCAGCAGCACCTGCTGTTCCAGCAGCACCTGTAGCGCCTGTAGCGCCAGCGTTTCCTTTTGAACCACCACCGACAGGGATGATTGTCCCAGAAGGATCTACCATGATTCCAGAAAGCATCATATTGATATTTTTATACAAGTATGAAGGCAGTTGTGGGATAGTGGGAGCCGTTGTTCCTCCGCCCTGACCACCTGCTCTGTACGTTATTGCTGACTGAGAATGCCCTTTGACTGTTCCATCTGAAACAGTTGACGCAGACGGACTTACAACCCCAGAAGACACAGCACCTATGCCCATGTGTCCATCTAGGGTCAGTGTGTTTCTTACAAATACTCTGTAGCCGTTAGTGAGTAGTACTCCTGATGAGGTGATTGTTAGCGAATTATAAAACATGTCTGAAGTCAAAGTAACGACTGAAGAAACGGTGACATCTCCATCAACGCCTGATCCATATACAGAATCGTTTGCAATTCTCGCAACACTTTTTTCTACTCTTGAAATTGGCATATCATACCTGCGACATATAGTGGACGGTTCCTGCGTTTTGACCAGTTACATCTGTAGATATTCCAGATGGCAACGCTTCAGAAGATGATACAACAAGAATTACACCACCTCCAGCAGGAGCAGTTCCTGGCGCTTTAATGTAAGCCGTACCTGTTGCTGGTCCAGAAATGTAACGAGCAGCAATGATAACTACTCCGCCACCTGCTTGGCTAGCCCCACCTGCACCACCTCGTAGAAATGTAGGTCCACCAGATGCAGTAACTGAATAACCAGTTACTGCTTGACTTGGGATTTTAAAGTAGTTACTTCCACCAAGAGTTGCTAATGGGGCAGTCGCTGCAAACCCAGTAGCAGAACCACCAAGGGAGTGTGATACCGCAGTAGATGCCGCTCCACCTTGCTTAATTGATCCATCAGTAGCAAAACCTGTAATGTAGCCGATTATTGAGTTGTTCCCCATGAACTTCAATGTGCCTTTAACAAATATCCTGTAGCCATTAGGCGCAAGACGAACGCTCGCATCAATCGTCAAATCATTCAAATACAAATCTCGTGTCATGGAATAGGCACTTGAAGATGGAGCCATGCTCAAAACGGTTGTAGTTCCGTCTAGTACGGCATCACCATCAGCACCAGTTCCGTAGACAGAGTCAACGCCTTCGTTGTAATAGGCATTCCATAAAGAACCATCCCATTGCCAACTCTTAGAGCCAACAGTAAAGATTTGGTTTGTGTATGGAGAAGCAGGGAAAGTAATTGCTGCCATGACTAACTATTCCTGTAGCCATAGACACGAATAGTTCCACCCGTCATAGTGCCTCCAGCGGGCGCAATTGTAAAAGCAGTGTAAGAATTTGAGTTGGCTATTCTGCCGTTATACGTGCCGTTGTAAGTTAAATATGCAACACCAGGTGCGGTTACATAAGTTTGTTTTGTTAGAAATGGGTTAATCAAAGTAAAGTTTGCGGCTGCACCATTAAACTGGTCCCCGCCGCCAACATTAAAAAAACTACTACCGTTGTTTTGATTGGTACTGGCAACTGTTGTATTTGTGTAGTTTGCGTAAGTATAATTTCCGTAGTATCCAGTAGTGGTTGAACCCAAAACAAGGGTTAAATTTTCATCTGCACTCATACCTCCACCCGACCAAATAACCTGATAAGCGTCATAGGTGGCATTAAATGCCGAAGAAACTGTGACCGATGAAACAGCACTACCGACTGTTTGTGACTTGACAAAAACCAGCCCTGAGTTACCGACAGCGGTACCACCCGACACCTGCTGCCAAGCAGACCCACCATAGACATACTCAAGACCTGTATCTGTTTCATAGACATGTTGACCAGTCCACGGAGAAGATGGACGAGTAGTAGATGTTGCTTGATATGGTGACATTGTTCCGCCACCTAGTTCAACCCATGCTGAGTTGTAGTAGATGAATGCTGCACCAGTAGTCGTGTTAAACCAAAGATCCCCTTCTGATGGAGAAATGGGGGCAGTTGCTGAAACTTCTAGGCTTGCGCCACCACCACCCGAAGCAGATGCTGATGTCCATAGCGACCCATTGTATGTAAGGACATCATTTGTGTTAGGTGTTGCTACAGAAACATTAGATAGGTCATCTAAGGTGGCATTGAGCGAAACAGATGCGCTTGCACCTTCACTAGGGGTAAAATCAACAGAAATACCTGTACCTGCGGTAACTGATGAGACATAATCACCAACGGTGTCAGTACCTAAGTTGATTTGATCATTTACCCAAAGTGTTCCGTTGTATTTAAGGAAATCTCCAGATACTTTATCAACAAGGGAAACATCGTGCATCCACTCAAGGTGGTTGTTGCCTGGAATAATTCTTATTGCAATTTGACCAGTGGAAGCATGACGAACGGTAATGAATGCAACAGCAAGGTCATGTTGTGGTCTTACATTTGTGAGT